GGATGTTGGATCATCACAAGTTCGCATCAAGCGCATGACCAACAGATATGCAATCAACTTTGCTAACGCTAGAGTTGTAGTTAACTACTTTAACATCCTCGATGATACAGTTGAGAAGTCAGGTGCTGATAAAGACACAATGACAGGTGCTGTAACAACTATTGATGTAGTACAGGTTGAGAATCCAATCTACGGTTAATAAACACTTTTTAACTAACCAAACCCCCATTGTAATAACTACAATGGGGGTTTTCAATGAGCGCAGCATTTATATTAGGAAACGGCAGAAGCAGATTAGTACTCGATCTCAACAGTTTAATGGAACTTGGTTCGGTGTTCGGGTGCAACGGGTTGTACAGAGATTTTACACCTCACTGTTTAGTAGCCACTGACAGGCCTATTGCTGAAGAAATACAAAATTCTGGATATGCAGAAAAACACAGATTTCATACACGCAAGCCCATTGAAAGTCTTGGTGGCAAGTTTTTAGTCAAAGAATACAAAGGTTTTAGCAGCGGACCAAATGCCGCTGCACTTGCTCTTGTTGACGGTCACAGCGACATATACTTGATAGGTATGGATCTTGGCAGTACAAATGGCATGTTCAACAACATTTATGCAGGCACGCAGTTTTACAAAGAAGAACTTACCGGACAAACATTTCCTGGCAACTGGATAAACCAAATTGTTAAACTCACTGAAGACTTTGAAAGTAGACAGTTTTGGAGAATCGAAGGACCTGAAAGTGCATTTGTTCCGCAGTTTAATAAAATACCAAACATGAGGATTTTGTCAATGGACAAGTTTATAGAGAAGGTAAATACTGCTAGAGGTCCACTATGAACACAAAGAAAAGAATTGACGGCGATTACTACATTGAAACTATAAACGCTGATGACAGGGTTTATATACAGACAAACTCTATGGAGCTTGACGGAAACCTAACGGTATCGGGTAATATAACCTATATCAATACTGAAACTCTTGATATCAAAGATCCGTTTATTATGTTAAACAGTAGTAATACGGCAACATATGCTGCCAACTCTGGTGTGCTTACACACAAAACAGCAAGCTCATTTGCTGGCATTAGATACAGTGTTGCCGCAGGTTATTGGGAATTAAGTACCGACACCAGTGAAACTGGAGAAACTGGCACATGGACAGAAATTGGAACAGCAGTTGCTGGTAGTGTTGCAGGAGCAAATACACAAGTACAGTTCAACAATGCTGGCAATTTTGGTGCTAGTGCAAACTTTACATTTACAGATACCAGTCAACTTAATGTTGGTGGAAATATAAATGTTACCACTGGATTGCAACTTGCAGATAGTGCCGCACCTGGTGCAGTTACAAATACCACTGTCCTGCACGGTGGCATAGCAGGTAGTGGTGGAACAGGCGTTTACTTTGTAGATGGATCTACAACAGATGAACTAGTAAGCAAAAGCAAAGCTATTGTTTTTGGAATTATATTTTAAGGAAAAACGATGACAATACAAACAACTGCCGTAACAAATAGTGCAACTACAGTGTACACAAGTACTAATAATACTGCAATCACTTATATGCAATTAACAAATGAAACTGCTGGTGCATTGACAGTTGACATCCACGTTATACCAAGTGGAGATAGTTTGTCAAACACAAACCTAGTTGCAAAAACACTTAGCATTGCAGCCACTGACAGTTATCAATTATACACAGGTGGCGAAAAACTACTGCTTGCGAATGCCGATACAATCCAAGTCACTGCAAGTGCAGCCACAGGAATAAATTCAGTAGTATCATTTACGGCTATCTAAGATGGCAGGTACATTTCTAAAAAATAGAATATTACCAAGTGGAGAAAGCGGAGTGGTTGTTCCTGGCGGACCAACTGCGGATCGACCAGACAATCCAATATTCGGAGTTTTTAGATATAACACCAGCACAAACACTATGGAATTTTTCAATGGGACAGTTTTTCAAACACTTGCAAATACCGGCGAAGCAAACATCACAGTTGATAGTTTTACTGGAGACGGGTCAACGCTAACATTTACACTTGGCGTCGCTGCAAGTGCAGCTGATCAAATCATTGTTTTTATATCAAACATTTACCAACAACCAAGTACATACAGTATAACTGGTGGCGGCAATGATATAACATTAACAGAAGCACCCTTATTAAACGAAGCAATTAACGTTATTCAAGGTATTGGTTCTACTCCGTAATCTATCGATAAATACTGCAAAGTTTAAGGATAGAAATTTATGGCCATTGCAAGAGTTACCGGCGCCGCACTCGCAGACAATCTTGAAAGAACAGCTAACATAGCAGTCGACACAAGTACGCTGTTTGTAGATGTGATAAACAACAGAGTTGGTATTGGCAGCAACACCCCAACAGTTACACTTGACGTAGCTGGTAGTTCAAATATTGCAAATATTTCTATTGCAGGAAATGCTATTTCTGCAGAAAGTACACTTGATTTAACTGGCAGTGCAGTAAATCTTGGAGCCAACAGTGCTATTACAATTACAGGTGGAACCACAGGACAAATTCTTAGCACCGACGGTGCAGGAGCCCTAAGTTGGGTTAACAGTGCAAACTTATCCAGTGTATTAGGTAACACAGTTCAGTTAGGAACTCCTACAGACGGAGATCTTACTGGCAACGTTGCATATGATGGCTGGACAACCACCACAGTGGTAACTGACGGCTTAGATGATCTCAATCAAGTTGCACTTAACATTGCAAACAGCACATTTGTCGGCCAGACTAGTTTTACAGGAACGCCTGTTGCTGGGCCAAGTCCTCAAACAGTAAGTTTTACTGGAACATACATTGGTAATGCAAATGGGTTTGAATGGAACTTTGGAGATGGTAACACTGCAACCACACAAAATCCTAGCCACACATACTCCAATGTCGGCGGCGGACAATTTACAGTACAATTTACTGCAAAGAACACAAACGGAACATATGATGGAAATATAGCTGCTGGAGCAAAAGGCTCAGCAGACAGTTTTACACGAACTAATTATATAACACTTTATACACCAACTCCGGCCCCGAGCTTTACTATCACAGACAGCACCATTGATAGTGGCGCACAAGGTGAGATTAACAATACATCAACCAATGTAACAACCAGTTATGAATTAGACTGGGGCCAAGGTGCTAATATTGTACCAGCATTGAGTTGGACAACATTACAAAATACATACACCAATTCGGGAGGTGATACTCAGTACACAATTGTTCTTGCTGGTACATCAAATACTGCTGGTCCTAGCCCAGTAACAGTTTATAGCAGTCCTGGAGTAATAGATGTTTTCAGTCTGATGACAACAACTTCAAGTGCTAGTTCTACAACCATTGTAAACGAAGAAGCAACATCAGGCGGTGTTGTAACTTTTACAAATAGTACTGCAACAGATCCAGGAACAACTGCTGTATTTGGTGCTGGACAACAGTACAGATGGACTTGGGGTGATGGAAACGTCAGTGCGGTAAACATACAATCAGGTGTTGCTGGAAATCCTGGAACAACATTAAATCACACATTTGCATTAAGCAGTGGTAATCAAGCAAGTGGTACTTCGGAAACATTTAACGTGCAACTAGCAACCGAAACTGGAAGCACCAGCAGTCCTTTTAATGCAGCCAATATTGCAATTGTAGTTGAGCCAGATATACGCAGTATCTTTACAGGAACAGCAGTTACAGTCAGTGACAGAACAGGCGATACTGCACAAGACGGTTACTTGTTTACAGATTACAGATCAGGAGTTGAAACAGATAGAGGTTTAATAACTTTTATTAATAATAGTCAAAATGTTACAACAACTAATTTTACATTTGGCGACGGTAATACAACAGGTAATATCACAAGTGGAGCAGGAACTCCAGGAGCTGCTAATATAACAAACAGTTATGGTAGTGTATCAAGTTTCACTGTTGCATTAACTTCGAGTGGAACTCCAATTAGTATTGCACAAACTGATACAGAAACAAAGTCAAATTATATTACAATTAAGGCGAACCCAAGTTCGCCTACACCACTCAGTGGCAAGACACTTAGTTTAGCAGACGGTAGCCAAGGCACAAGTCCTCTGTTAGCTGCAAGTGCTACCGACAACAGCGGAGGAAACATACCAGCAGCCGGCTCTGGTATTACAAGATATACAACTGCCGATCCTATTAATACAAATAACGTAACTGATGCAAACACTTCTATATCTGGAACACTATCCGCTACATTTAACAATGCAGAAGTTGGCAATGTAACATTTACTGCTGGCGGCGATGCAGCTGGAACCTACACAGATTTGATAGTTGTAAACGACGGCGATGCACATGATGAGATTAGTGCAAGCACATATCCAACAGGATTTGCTAAAGTGTTTGATGCTAGATGGCAACGTGCATTAAGTGGTATAAGCACAGGATATAGTGATCTAAGTTTGAATCATACCAGTGCAGGAAACACAAATACAATTGGCTTTGTAAAAGACACAATGACAGATGTTCCAAGTGTAGTACAAGGTAGTGCAGTAGTTGCAGAAGGAACTGCAGGAACCTATAGATACATTTCTGGTGTACCTTACTATAATACAGGATCTCCAACAATCACTATCACTGGATTAGCAGTTGGCGATCTGGTTGGACAAACCTATAGAAATACCAGTACACCAATTCAATTTACAACAGGAACACTTGCTGAAAGCACAAGCGGAACAATCTTCAGCACTCAAACAAAAACCTATGCACAAATTGACGGATCACCTACATTTTTAACTGGTGGTATACCAATTGCTCAGACAGGTGTTGCAAGCGATTACACAATGGGCACAATTACTGCATCTGTAAATGGAAGTGCAAGAGCAGTTGGATACATAGATGCACAAATGTTTAACGTAAACGGATCTAGTAGTGTTGTTGATATAACCAACAAGTACATACAGATCTACAGCGCAAGTTTAACCGGATTTGATGAAGGAAACATTCCAGTAGCAGATGCTCTTGGCAGTGTATATGATGATGATGGTGTTAGAATTGAAGGACTTGGTAGCGCCGCTGACAACCCTGCGTTTAGTAACTCAACAAACTATTATACTGATAATGCTTGGTCAGGTGCCGAAACAATAGCAGGAACCAGCGAAGCTGTGGTAAGATGGGGAACATTAAAACATTTTACCACAGATCTCAGCAGTGGGTATTTGCCAATAGGGCCTGATCTCAATACAGGTCGAACAGGCACACAATACTTTACTTTTGCGTTCAGGAGAGCTACTGTTGCAAACTTTGATATTAGTTTAAACAGTAGTACAGGTATTACAGGATTGTGGATTGCAGCACCTAATACAGTAATTGATGCAGCAAGTTCTCTTAATGGATGGATTGACGGCACTGTTCAATATGCAGGATCAGGTGTACCAGGAGCTAATACAGGATCAGGCGGTAACGGCGGTAATGGGTGTGCATTAACTGGTTCTGACGTTATTCCAACAGGGTCAAGCATAAACGCAGCCTATACTATGACACTGGGTAGTGAAAATAGTTCAAACAGTTTTGGAAATAATATCCTGGTTCGTATTGCATTAGCAAGTGGCGAAACACTTACCAGTGTTAGTGTAGGAGTAGCAAGCTAATGGCATTGGCAGATAGCACCAAAGTAGATTTTCTTTGGAAAAAGCTGGGTTTTGGCGTTGCAAAAACTGCACCGCCTTCAGTTAAAGAAGCCTTCAACGAAAGCATTGCCTCTCCTCTATTAATGCGCGGCGACAAAGTTTGGCAAGAATCAGGTGATATACCTAGTGTGAAACCTAGTGCAACTAGCAGCATTGTACAAATATATCAAGATGCTGTAGGCGGTAGTGCAACCGTTGAATGTACCGAAGATCTTACTGCTCCTGACAACCAAACATGGAAAACAAACGCCACAGATTGGATACCAACTGAATTTGGATCTACCTATCTTGTAAAAGTCTACGTTGATGATGCAGGAGAAGCAGCACCACAAAGCACAGGAACACAGCTATTCCAAGCAGGATCAGGAAACGAAGATGGTTGGTTCTTTGACTATCAAGCAGGTGTTCTTAACTTTAATGGCGAAAATATTCCAAGTCAAATTGATACAGGTGTTACTGGCAAATCTATTTACATTGTTGGAGCACGGTATGTAGGGCCATTTGGTGTAGGCGGCGGCAGTTCTATTGGAAATCTAACAATTGTTGATACCACAATCAGTACAACAAATGCTGGCAGTGATATTATTCTTGAAGTTACTGGCAACGGAACAGTAAACATTGATACTACAACCGCACTGCAAATTGCAGTTGGAACTACAGCACAACGTCCTGTTGTGCCAACAACCGGTGATCTAAGATTTAATTCGTCAACTGGATTTGTTGAAGTTTATGATGGAGCAAGCTGGGACAATGTTGGCGGCAGCGAGTTTGGTACTATTACCAGTCAACAACTATCAGGAGACAATAGCACTGTTGCATTTACTCTCAATCAGTCTGCTAGCACAGCCGGTGTTATTGTCAGCATCAATGGTACTATTCAAGAGCCAACAAGCTCATACGCTGTTAGTGGTACAACAATAACGTTCACTGAGGCACCAGAAAGTGGTGACACCATTGAAGTAAGATTTATCAGTGCTGTGACCACAGTGTCCAGTATAACAAATGTTAGTGGTAACAATCAAATTGAAGTGTTAACAAATGGCATTGCTGACCTAAGCACAGTGCAAAGTGTACAGTTACCAACGTATACAGTAGCAGAAGCAGCTAATATAGCCAACGTAGCCAGTGGTCAAACGATATATGTTAGCAACGGCGATGGCGGCAATCCAACACTAGCAGTGTACAGTGTTGACAACTGGAAAAAAGTTGCATTTAGTGGCAATATCAGCGCCGCATGATACCACTTGAAACAAATATATCCATAAAATTAAAATATTGTTACTCGATAAATACGTTTATAATGTACGCTGGCGGCGATAAAGCCCAAGGGTGATTGTACCGCAGCTGATGCAACATTATACTAAATTACATGCTTTGGTATAATGGAGAACCTACAAAATGGCAATAACAAGAATTAAAAATAATCAGATCACTGATGCAACTATTGTTGCTAGTGCAAAACTAGTTGACGCTAGTATTAGCGCAGGCAAGTTAGCTGATAACTTAAATTATGGCAGTAACCTTACTGTCACAGGAAACTTAACCGTTAACGGCACAAGTACAACACTTGATACTGTTAATACACTGATTGAAGATCCAATCCTTCTACTTGCAAAAGATCAAACAGGATCTGCTGTTTTTGATATTGGTTTTGTTGGCGAACGCGGCGATGACACAAATATCGCTTGGATCTGGGATGAAGCTAACTCTCAGTTTGGTGCTGGATTTACAGCAGCAGACGGAAGCGGCAACACCATTACACTTTCAAGTTATGCAGATGCAAGAGTTGCTGACATCACAATGGTCAACTTGGCACCATCAGGTAACGTAACCACTGCACTTAATGCTTCAAGTACAATTGCAGCTGGAAGTTCTATCTCAGCAGTAACAACAATTACAGCAACAGGAAACGTTGCAGGTGGCAATGTAACTACAGCTGGTCAAGTAGCTGCTGATAATGCAGATATTACCAATGGCATTACTGCTGGTACAACTATTACAGCAACAGGAAACGTTGCTGGTGGCAATGTAACTACAGCTGGTGCAGTAGAAGCAACTGGATTAATTAGTTCAGGTACAACTATCACTGCAACAGGAAATGTTGCTGGTGGCAATGTAACAACTGCTGGTCAAGTACAAGCAGATAACATTGATTCAACAAATGCTATTGTTGGTGGTTCAACAATTACAGCAACTGGTAACGTTGCTGGTGGCAATGTAACAACTGCTGGTGCAGTGGCTGCAACAGGACTAATCAGTAGTGGTAGTACAATTACAGCAACAGGCAATGTAACTGGTGGCAATGTAAACACTGGTGGGCAAGTAGTTGCAACTGGTAACATTACTGGCGGTAACTTAATTACTACTGGTACATTTGAGTCAGCAAGTATTACAGCAACAGGTAATGTAACTGGCGGCAACTTGGTAACAGCAGGTGCTATCACAGATGGTGCTATTGTTATTGATGATGGTACAATTACAGGTGGTGTTGCAGGTACATTTAGTGGTCAAGTATCAGCTGGAACATTAACAGATGGAACTGCTACAATTACAGCTGGTGCAATTTCAGGTGCAACATCGGGTTCATTTAGTACAACACTTACAGCAACAGGTAATGTAACTGGCGGCAACTTGGTAACAGCCGCAGCCATGGATAGTGCTACTATCAACACCACAGGTGAGGCTACATTAGCAAGTGCTACCATAAGTGACTTAACAGACGGCCGTGTTGTATTAGCAGGAACTGCCGGTGCAATCGAAGACAGTACCAATTTAACATTCAATGGATCAACATTAGGTGTTACTGGAGCAATCACAGCAAGTACAACTGTAACAGCAACTGGAAATGTTGCAGGTGGCAACGTCACTACAGCAGGCCAAGTACAAGCAGATAACATTGATTCAACAAATGCTATTGTTGGTGGTTCAACTATCACTGCAACAGGAAATGTTGCTGGTGGTAACATCACAACAGCTGGTAGAGTGGATGCAACTGGCACAATAGAAGGCGGTACATTAACAGATGGTACTGCAAGTATCAACTCAGGTGCTATCACAGGTGCAACATCAGGTTCATTCAGTACAACACTTACAGCAACTGGTAATGTTGCTGGTGGCAATGTTAACACAGCCGGTATGGTTGCAGCAACAGGCAACGTAAGTGGTGGAAATATTACCACAGGCGGTGACATTGATGCAACTGGTGACGTAGCTGGTGCAAGTGTTACCACTAACGTATTCCAAGGTAGTCTCCCAGTTATCAGTTCAACAGGTACAGATGCTGATATTTCAATTAATCCAAACGGAACTGGCGATGTTGATGTAAACAATGCTAAAATTATTCAACTAGCAACTCCAACTGCTGATGGCGATGCCGCTAACAAAGCATATGTTGATTCAGTTGCAGAAGGTTTGGATATTAAAGCATCTTGTCACGTTGCAACAACTGCTGCATTAGCCGCAGTAACATATGCTAACGGAACAGATGGTGTTGGTGCTACACTAACAGCTGATGCAAACGGTGAAATAGCCGCAATTGATGGTGTAACATTGGTAAATGGTGACAGAGTTCTTATTAAGAACCAGGCCGCCGCGTTGCAAAATGGTATCTATGTAACAACAAGTATTGGTGGCGCAGGCGCACCTTTTGTGTTTACAAGAGCAACAGACTTTGACAATGGTTCGCCAAGCGGAGAAATTCCAGGTGCGTTTACCTTCATTGAAGAAGGCACTACCAATGAAGATGCTGGTTTTGTTTGTACAACAAACGCACCAGTAACAGTTGGCACAACTGCTATTGTTTGGACACAGTTCTCAGGAGCAGGTTCAATTGTAGCTGGCGACGGTTTAACAAAAGCTGGCGAAACACTCAGTGTTAATGTTGATGATGTAACCACAGCTATTGTTGGTGATGCTGTAACAGTTAAAGTAAGTGCTAATCTAACAACTCCAAATATTGGTGTTGCTAACGGTGACAGCCTAACAGTTACAGGCAACGTTGATGGTGTAAGTTCTAACTTCTCAGGTGTTACAATTGTAACAGGTAACATAACTGGTGGTAACTTGGTAACA